CATCGTGCCTGCGTGTGCCATCGGACGTGCATCCGATTCCCCGGGCGCCTATGGGGCGACCGGGGCATACACCCTCCCCCTATATACATGATTGAATAGGGATGTTCTTTAATGGACAGCGCAATAACTACCGAACGCGGTGGGGGTGGTCTGGATTGTGTCGGAGTCCCGTCGTGCATTTGGTCGAAATGCACCAGTACAGACAGACAGACCGAGGGCGCCAGCCGGAGGTCTGGCTGTCGCCCTGCAACAACGGTCGGCGGTGTGAACGCCCCGGCACTCTCGCTTCGCTTCGTGCCGGGCCGTTCCTGTCTGACTGACCGACAGACAGACGGAGCCCTGGGACCCTCCCGACCTTGTAGCAGTCGACGCTGTCGGGGACGTGGTGACCGACGCTGCCGCCCACACCTCGTTCCCAGGGCACCGTGGACGCGCAGCCGATGCCCCTCTGACGGGCGATCGCCGGTGACGAACCGGGAGGCGCAGACATCTGCGTCTACCTGGTACGCGATGTTGTCCCCTACCTCGCTGCGCTCGGTGTCGTCCGTCCCATCCGCCAGACGAAGAGGGCGACGGGCCTTGAGCGGCCCGTCGCCCCCTACCAAGCCATGCCATGCCGGGCCTTGCCCTGCCAGGCCATGCCTTGCCAAGACCTACGACGGTAGAGGCCGACCTGCACGGCCGTCAAGTGCAGCCGGGGGCGGAACCACCCGCCCAGGGAGGACCCGGCCCCCGGCTGCGATCAGGTGGCGCCGCTCTCCAAGCTGCGCTCACGATGGATGCCGGTCATGACGGCCCCGGCCTTCGTGTGGCACGGTCGGCCGCTGCGGGCGTTGCAGACGGGGCAGTCCGGCTTGCGGGCCTGGCGCACCTCGTCGGTCAACGACGAGGTGCCCATGAGGAGCGAGGCGCCGCAGGCGCAGAGATGCATGAAGCTGTGCTCGGCGGTCTTGCCGCACAGGTGGATGCCGTCGTCGTCCCACAGCATGTGGCAGATGCCGTTGACGGTCACTCAGGTAGCTCCGGTCCGTGGGGCCGCGGGTGGTAGTGCGCGGTCGGCGGGTCGCGGAACGCCCAGGCGACGGGGCAGTCGACGCCGTCGCAGAGCACGAGGTTGGACGGCGGTCCGGTAGCGACCCCAGGGGCGCGCAGCCACGCACCCCCGGGGTCTGTCGCGGCGCTGGGGACAGGAGCTGCTGACCCAGCGTCACGAGATTCGGACGGCGGTTCGTTAGCTGGCATCGGATTCCCACATTCCGGTTCGGTCGCCATCGGTGATCGCGAGGATGTCGTCGGCGATGGCGTTGAGCCGATCGTGCTGGCCTGCCCGCGCCGCGACGTTCGCCTCGTCGCGGATGCGAAGCGCGATGCGCCGAAGGGCATCGAACGGCGGTTCGGTGCTCACAGCCGGATCAGCCATCGCACGAGGAACGTCAGGGCGACGATCCAGCCGAACATGCCGAGGATCGCGAACACCACGATGTACGGGCCGAGGCCCGGTGGCTCACGGTCGTTCACGCTCGCGGACCTCCCCGAACTCGGGCAGCATGACCCGCTCGGGCCACTCGTACTCCCAGGCGTGGGCGTCACGCCACCAGGCGCAGATGTGCGTCGACTGGTCATCGGCGTCGTCGAGGCCGTGACGTAACACCTCGATCAGGCAGTGGCAGGACCGGAAGTCGGCCGACACCAGCGGGCACCACTGCGGGTCCCGGCGCGTGCCGACGGGTTGCCCAAACGGACACAGAGTCATCTGCATCACCCCCAGACTGAACACTCGCTCGGGAACTTACCCCCAGCACGAGGTAGGCAAAGCCACCCCGCGGAGGGTGGGCGGGACAGCTCGGGCTCCTGGTATGCCGCGCACGCGATCACTGTGGTCCGACGACCCCCGCCGGTTGCGCCTGATGCAATGGTTGACGACGCCGAAGAGCGAACGGGAGCCACCGACCCAGGCGAAGCTCGCCGACGAGCTGGGCGTCCACATCCGTTCGATCCGCGACTGGATGAACGATCCGGTGTTCCGCGAGGCGTGGGACCGCGAGGCCAAGGCCGTCGTCGGTGACCCCGACCGCATCCAGTCGGTGCTCGACACGCTCTACCGGGCCGCCATCGACCCTGACAACAAGACACAGGTGCAAGCGGCCAAGTTGTACTTGGAGGCGACGAACTCGATCAAGCCGCCCGCCATCGAGGTGACGTTCGCCAAGCCCGCCGAGCTGTCCGACGAGCAGCTCGACGAGCTGCTCGCCCAGGGTGCCGCCGCCCTGCGGGCCGAGCGTGGGGTCGGCGATGCCTGAGGTCCCCGGCAACTTCGACGAGCTGCTGTTGGAGAAGCAGTGGCGGCGCTGCGCCCCGCCGTGGGAGGTCGGTCCCGACGCCCTGCTCGAAGCGTTCAAGTACTTCTGCCACAACTTCTGGTGCATCCGTCACCCCGAGCGGGGCAAGATTCTGCTCGACCTGCGTGACGCCCAGATCGAGACGGTCGACACGTGGCTGCACGAGCGCTACGTCGTCGTGCTCAAGGCCCGCCAGATCGGGTTCTCCACCCTGATCGCCACGTACTGCTTCTGGCTGACGTTCTTCTACCCCGACCGCACGGTCATCATGATCAGCAAGACCGAGCGGGAGTCGGCGAAGCTGCTGCAGAAGTCGAAGTACGGCTACCGGTTCCTGCCCGAGTGGATGAAGCTGCGGGGGCCGCTGCGCTCGGAGAACACCCAGGCCAAGCTGACGTGGTCCAACGAGTCGTCGATCGAGTCGTTGCCGTCGGCATCGGAGCCCGCCCGTGGCGAGTCGGCCTACCTCATCGTCGTCGATGAGATTGGGTTCCTGCCCAACTCGGAGGAGGCCTACGCCGCCATCGAGCCCGTCGCCGACGCCGGTGGGCGCATCATCATGCTCGGCACCGCCAACGGTGAAGGCAACCTGCTGCACTGGTTGTGGACCGGCGCCGAGAACGGCACCAACCGCTACGCCCACATCTTCTTCCCGTGGTCAGCCGGTGACCGTGACCTCGCCTGGTACGCCCAGAAGAAGGCCGAGCTGCCGCCGTGGCAGCTGGCCCAGGAGTACCCCGACAACCCCGAAGAGGCGTTCCTACGCTCGGGCAACCCCGTCTTCGACGTGGATGCCCTTCGCGCCATAGTTCCTGCGGAACCACGGGCACGTGGCTACCTGTGGCACAACGCCGAGGGCAAGCGGGAGTTCGTCAACGACGGCGGGGCGCTCAAGGTGTGGCAGTTCCCGCAGGCCAACCACGTCTACGTCATCGGGGCCGACGTCGCCGAAGGCCTCGAACACGGCGACTACAGCTGCGCCTTCGTGCTCAGCGCCAGCACCCGTGAGACGGTGGCGCTGTACCACGCCCGGGTCGACTCCGACCTGCTCGGCACCGACATCCTCGCCGAGCTGGGCGAGTGGTACAACACGGCGCTGATCGGGGTCGAGTCCAACAACCACGGGCTCACCACGCTCAAGGCGCTGCAGCGGGCCGGGTACCGCAACATCTTCCGCCAGCACCGCCACCTGCAGCGGTTCGACCCGAAGACCGAGCTGCTGGGTTGGCGCACCACCATCAGCTCGAAGGCGCTCGCCATCGACGAGCTGAACAAGGAGATTCGTGACGGCGGCATCACGGTGCCCGACCCGGAGACGATCGCCGAGTTGAAGACGTTCGTGCGGGAAGGCAACGGCAAGATGCACGGCTCGCCGTTCGACGACCGGGTGATGGCGTTCGCCATCGCCACCCAGATGCTCAAGTACGCCTGGCTGGCCCAGTACCGCCCGACCGTCGAGCCCGGCCCCGGCACGATGGGGTGGCTCGAGAAACGGTTGTACCCGAAGGAGAAGGGCAAGCAACGGGTGACGATCGGCGTGCATCAGCTGCGGTCCGATCGGCGAGGGGACAGATCGACCGCCTGACATGCAGGCGTGCGTTTCATGTGGCACCACGATCGCCCCGATCCGGACCGATGGCGAATGCTTCCGGTGTCATGTTCGAGGCATCGGCTTCACCTTCGCTGGTGGGGCCTTCTATGGCAGGGACGGCTTCCACACCACCGAGCGGGAGTACCTCGCCGAACACGTCGGAGACATCCGATCCGATGACGTGTCGAAGGTCGGCTCCTGATGGCGCCGCCCCGCCACGCCGACCTCGTGCAGTCCTACGCCGCCCGGGTCAAGCGGGCCAAGAAGTGGCGTGACACCGCCGAGTACGACGACCTGTGGCGCCGGATGCGCGACCTCTACCGCGGCCACCAGGCCGAGACGGCCAGCGCCGGGGACCGCCTCATCGTCAACATGGCCTTCGCCACCAAGAACGTCATCGCCCCCTCCGTCGCCGTCAACAACCCGAAGTTCACCGTCAGCGCCCGGGTCCCGACGAACGCCCCGCAGGCCATCATCACCGAGGAAGTCCTCAACTACATCTGGCGCAGCTACCGCTACCAGGACCAGTTCCGCCTCGCCGTCGATGACTGGCTGACGTTCGGCCACGGCTGGATGAAGGTCGGCTACAAGTTCACCCACAAGCCGGAAGCCAAGAAGTCCGACAGCGACGGCGAGGCCTACGCCACCGACGAAGACGAAGGGGTCGACGACCGCGACCCAGTGCCCGGCAACGTCGAGACAGAGCTGCACAACGTCGTCGAGGACCGCCCGTTCGCCGAGCGGGTGTCGGTGTTCGACATGTACGTCGACCCCGACTGCCGCAGCCTCGACACCGCGGCATGGATCGCCCAGCGCATCCGTCGCCGGGTCGCCGACGTCCGCGTCGACCAGCGCTACAAGAACGCCGCCATCCGCAAGAACGTCCAGCCCGACAACACCACCGCCTTCGAGGACGACGAAGACCAGGACCCGCCGCCCGACTCCCGCCTGCAGGCCAAGGAGCAGGGGTTCGTCGACATCATCGAGTTCTGGGACATCCGCAAGGAGCAGTACTCGGTGTTCGCCCTCAACTCGATGGAGGGCTTCCTGATCCCGCCCGAGGAGTGGCCCTACAGCTTCGGCCAGCCGTTCCTCATGTTGGAGAACTACAACATCCCCGACGTCTTCTACCCGATGGGCGAGTTGGAGTCGATCGAGACGCTGCAGCTTGAGCTGAACGAGACACGGTCGCAGCAGATCAACCACCGCAAGCGCAACGCCCGCAAGTACATCTACTTGGAGTCGGCGTTCGACCAGACCGGCATCGACGCCCTCGAATCCGACGAGGACAACACGATGGTCCCCGTCAACGCCGGGGAGGACATCAACCGGGTCATCATCCCGATGCCGTCGATCGGCATCGCCCCCGACTTCTACCAGATGTCCCAGGTCATCGAGGACGACATCGACAAGGTGTCGGGTGTGAGCGACTACATGCGTGGGCAGATGCCCGAGACACGCCGTACCGCCACCGAGGCCGCCATGCTGCAGGACGCCCAGCAGTCCCGCTCGGCCGACAAGCTCGCCAAGGTCGAGCTGTTCCTCGCCCGGCTCGGTGAACGGCTGATCCAGCTGATGCAGCAGTTCATGACCGGCGAGCAGGTCGTGCGGGTCGTCGGCCAGGACGGCGCCCCGCTGTGGCTGACCTACGACGTCGACTACATCCAGGGCCAGTTCGACTACGAGGTCGAGGCCGGATCGACCCAGCCGCAGAACGAGACGTTCCGTCGCCAAGCGGCGATGCAGATGGTCGACGCGATGGCCCCGTTCGTGCAAGCGGGTGTGGTCGACCCCGCGGCCGTGTGCCGCTACGTGCTGCAGTTCGGTTTCGGCGTGAAGGACCCGTCGAGCTTCATGGTCAACCCGGTCATGTCGCAGATGCCGGGCGCGCCGCAGCCGCCCGGCCAAGGACCGCCGCCAGGCCAGCCGGGCCAGCCCGCGCCCGGTGGTCAGGCACAGCTCCCACCCGGTGGACCCCCGCCGGGTGGGGGCGGCGGGCCGCCACCCGGCCCGCCCCCGGGTGGCGGTGGTGGCCCCGCGGCGCCTCCCGGCGCTGCGGCTGCCCCGCCAGGGCAGCAGGTCCCGCCCGAGGTGATGGACCAGCTGATGCAGCTGCCGCCCGACGTGCTCAAGCAACTCGTCGAGGCAGGCAAGTTGCCGCCCGAGG